CGGGAATGCTCCTGGAACGGACTGCTACTGGCGTCAAAGCGCACGCAGGTGCGGCAGCAAATGCGCAACCATTATTTGCGTATGAAAGAGAAATGACAGGTGATGGCATTGATGTTGATTATGCAACCGATGACACATGTCTGTTAGCACACTGCCCTCCGGGTGTTGTTGTGTATGCAATTGCGGGCACCGCAGGTGTAACAGCCTTCGGGTTCGTGGAGTCTGCGGGTGATGGAAAACTCGTAGATGTACAAACAGACGCAGCCACTGACGAAGGTCAGCGGGCTTCAGTTGTCGGTCTTGCCCTTGAAACAACCACTACTGGTCTTCGTTTCAAGTGCGAAATCATTTAACCTAACCCTGTAAGGAGATAGAAATGAATACAGGAGTACAAGTTGATACCATCTCTTCACAGGGTGGATCATTGCAAGGCACGGGTGATGTGGCAATGCGCCTCATGCAAAGTGGCTTCAATACCAACGCGCTACGTACCTGCGATGTTCTTCGTAAGGACGAGTGGAAGCAGTACGATCAGGCACTTATCGAAGTAGCACGTCAGCGTACCCCGTTGACCCAGCTGCTTACCAGTGCTGGATTGACTTACAACATCCCCAATGGGCTCGGTACTACGATCCTTGAGTGGGAAGATGTCAGTGATATGGAACCGGCAGATGTCTCGATGGCTGGTGTTACCAGAGGTGAGCAAGATACCCTGGAATACAGCCTGAAGAGCATGCCCTTGCCGATCATCCATAAGGACTTCACCATCAACATCCGCAAATTGGAAGCCTCTCGCAAGACTGGCATGCCTCTGGATACGGCACAGATGGAAATCTCAAGCCGCCTGGTTGTGGAGAAGATCGAAGCAATGGTTGTTGCTGGTCATGCAACGGCAGTTGGTTCTTCCGTAATCTATGGTCTCAGCACTGTTCCGAACTCGGAAGCAGTTACGATGACTGGTACCACAGGTTGGGATACTGACTCTACCGGTGCACAGATCATTGCAGACGTCCTGGCAGCAGTTGCAGCACTTGAAAGCAACTACATGTGGGGTCCGTACGCGCTGGTCGTGAATTACGCCACATGGAATCGTTTCCAAACGGATTACGACGTAAGTGGTAATTCATTGATGACGATCCTGGAACGTATCATGAAGGTTGCGGGTGTTTCATCCATTACGCCTTCTGTCAACGTCCCTGCCAATACTGCTTACTTCTTCCAGCTGACGCGCGACGTCATTGATGAAGTGATTGGCATGCAACCGACCGTTGTCCAGTGGGCAACCCAGGGTGGAATGCAGTTGCACTTCAAGGTCATGGCGATCATGATCCCACGTTTGAGGTGGACGCAAACACTTCAGTCAGGTGTAGCAGTAATTTCCTAATAGCCAGTTATTAGGAAAAATGTTGGAGCCCCCTTCGGGGGGCCCAACCCACAATAGGAGAAGTATCGTGGTTTACAAAGCAGATAAAGCACCCAAGAATGAAGGTGTACAACGTGTTGTAATGGGACCGAAATCTATTTGGGTCCCAAATGAATTTGGTGGTCGCAGGCTCGCTGAGATTGGTGAAACGATCACTGTGTCTCAGAAGACTGCTAATACCTTCAAGGATCGTTTGAAAAGTGTTGCCGTAGCTAAGGCTGAGGCTGACGTAGCTGTAGCTGAAGCTTCCGCCTTAGACGAAGGCGAAGGCGAAGACTCCTAAAGGAGACTGACGTGGCAGATGCAAGAGTATCGGCATTAGAAGTAAGGGAAATCGTCACTAGTGCAGCCGACGATGATACCATCCTAGGCAGCTTTGTCGATACAGCCCATTTGCTTGTTGATACGTACCTCGTAGGAGGTACGTGCCAACACAGTGACGAAATCCTCAAGAAGATCGAATTGTACCTCGCAGCACATTTCGCCTCTCTTAGTGCGGGCGAAGGTACCATACGTTATGCTAAAGTAGGTGATGCTGCAGAATCCTACGACACAGATCATTTAGGTGATGGTCTTAGAAGTACTCGTTACGGGCAAACAGCTATCATGTTAGATACTTGTGGGATCCTAGCTAATATGGCTAGTGCTGGCTTGAAAGCCGAATTTAGGGTTGTGTGATGGACCCCACCAAATACTTCCTCCACGATGTCACACACTGGACTGTAACAGGGTCCGATGGGTTTGGTGGGTTCCTCTACAGCGCCCCCGTGCTATACAAAGGCCGTTGGGAAGATACGGCGATACAATTCCGTACAGCCAAAGGTGAAGAAGAAACATCCAACACTGTTGTGTACCTTCCAGAAGCTGTAGACATCGGTGATTACCTTGCTGAAGGTGATCAGACAGCAACAACAAATCCTACCACCATTGATGGGCATAGAGTGCGTCAACGGCACAGTACCACAGATTTACGTAACTTGTCTGTCTTACATAAGGCGTTTCTCTAATGACCGTGTTCAATATCACCATTGGGCGCGTAAGAGCTAATAGACGTGTAATATCACCGTCTGAGGCACGCTATGTAGAAAGCATGCGAGAGCAAGCTGAAGAATTATCGGGGGCAATACAAGCGGTTATTGATCGTTTCCCTACAGCCACGCGAGAAGCAATCAAAGAGGGTCTTGATCCCATATATGACTTATCTCAAGAATATTGCCCCGTAGGGGAAACGGAGAATTTGATTAATTCAGCGTTCATGGAAGATCGTGATAGGGCCGTGGGACCTATGGTCGTAATTGGTTATGCAAAGCATGGGAAGCCCCATTACGCGGCCATTGTACATGAACGCACATGGGTTAAGCACGCGGGGGCTAGAGCTAGTGGCGCTAGAGCTAAGAGTGCCAAATTCCTTGAGCGTGCTGTGAATGAAAGGATCCATATATTTAAGGCCACCATTGAAGAGTTGGTTGCTAAGCAACTTAATAAGGGTAGACGCACAGGCTTTTCAGCAGGGAAGGTAAGGTAATGGCAGAGTATCCTGCATCAGTTGGTGCAAAAAGCTTGCTAACTGCACATGCGGCTATTTCTGGCTACACTATTGAAATCGGAGCAATGCCCGACACACCAGATAAAGTTATTTATATTGCAGATACAGGTGGACAGGCCCCTAACCCTAAGTGGCTTCTAGATTTCCCTTCACTGCAGGTAATAGTAAGGGGTGCTGTGGGTACATACCTAACGACATTTGTGGAAGCGAAAGCAGTTAAGGACCTATTGTTGGGGGATTATTCACAAAATCTTAATGGCGATCGTTGGGTATCAATTACTATGAATGGCGATCTTGGCTTTATCGGGCGGGACGAGGATGACCGTCCTATGTTTTCAATGAACTTTGCACTAATCATCGAGCCCCAGTCTGCGACAAACAGTAACAGGCTTGCTTTATAATGTAAGGAGACAGTAATGGCTAAATCAATTAAAATTTCAACAGACGATGTGACCTACGTCACGCTTCCGGGCTCGCAAGGCGAATTTAGCGCAGATGGCGAGGCTATTGAAGACACGATCCTGGGACAATCGTTCACGTCCATGGATACCGGTCTTACTTCCTGGAGTGTCAGTTCTGACGCTATTTGGAAAGGGGCTGCAGGTTATATTGCAAACCTCATGTCGGTTGGTACGCCTACAGCCGCCACGGGTGAAGCAACAACGCTGGTATCAGGTAAAACGTATCAGATCGATGCAACAGCCAAAGAGATCTGGGATCGTACCGCTACGGTTACGGTTTACGATAATGCCGTCGACCACACTGCAGACGTTGCTAATGTCGACTACCTCTTCGGTCAGGTAACTTTTGACACTGGTTACTCAGTAACAGGCCCAATTACAGTAGATGTGGAATATTTCCCCATCGCGGTAATCGGGTGCGCACAGAGCTACACGCTCACCATGACGGCTAATACTATTGATAATACCTGCTTTAACACTGCGCAGGCTAATGGTGGTCGTCGTACATACGATGCGGGTCTGCGCACTGTGAGCTTCGAAATCCAGGGCGTTTATTCTCCCACAGAGGATTGGAAGACTGAAGTTCAAGCACGTACTGAGATCATCATTGAAGTGGATCCCGCTGGTGATGGGCTGTCCGTAGCACGAGGCTTCTTCAAGCTTGCTACTCAGAGTCAATCAGGTGCAGTAGGTGCCCTGGAAGAAGAAAGTCTTACCTTCAACCTGTATGTACCAACAGAGTCTACCAACCCAGAGGTAGAGATACCCTTCGGTTGGAAGCACGAAGCTGGTACTACACTCAATGCAGGATGCCGTATGATACTAGATTCCTGGGAACAGGAATTGAATACATACTATATGAACTATCTGCCTTCCGGTACTCCTGGTCAATCGCCATTGGATGGAGTATCAGGGCAGTTCGTTGTAACTGACGCGTCACTTAGTGGCGATTTAAGCAGCATGAATGTCTTCCAGGCATCAATGCAAGGTACGGGAGCATTCACAGTAATCTAAACTAAACCAGTGGGTGGCGTAACAACCACCCACTATCTTACCACCAGCAATAGGCGAATTACCATGACATCAGAAGCACGCAATAAACTACGGACTAAGCTCCTCTCCAGCCATAAGGCCAAATCTACGACAATAGAGGTGTTTGGTGGAGAAGTTGAAGTCCGCCAACCCACCTTGGCTACTATCCTAGCTGCTAACGAAACTACTGATATGAAGGTGCGTAGTGTCGACATGATCATTGAGTATACCTATGTACCGGGTACTAACGAACATGTTTTCGAGAAAGCAGATAGGGATGCAATTCTTGCATGGCCCTTTGGTGAGGACCTTATCGCATTACAAACCGCGATCAGCACTATGACAGGTATTGACATTGAAGCCGCAGAGGAGGACTTGCTGACCAGCCCTTTAAAAGAGCAGCAGTAGCGTATGGACTAGAAATAGGGAAATACCTACACGAAGTGCTGAATGAAGCGACAGTAGATGACATCACTTATTTTCTGGCTCATAGGCGCTTGGAGAACAAGGAAGCGAAACGAGCACAAAGTAAGGTAGATGCTCGTAGGTCTAAACCGGGACGTGTACGGGGGTAACATCTTATGATGAAGATCGAATTTGGCATTGGTGCCGACCTGTCTGGTATTAAAAATGCCATTGCCATGCTTGACAAATTGTCAAGTAAAGTTGTTACCACCGCTACACGGATGAAGGATGCGGAGAAAGAAAAACAAAAGGTATATTTAAGGCAGGAAACCGCACTTAAGAACGCCATCCAAAAGACTATAGAGCTCACTACCGAGATGAAGCGTCTCGGTATGTCCCAAAGTTCTATCAAGCACGTAGCTCAGCGGCTTGAGGAATTCTCTGAATCTGCCACTAAAGCAGGTAGGAACGTACAAACACTTGCTCGAGAACAACAGGCGTTCAATAGCACACTTACTAATGCTCGTTCCAGCATGAAGAGCTTCAAGGCTGGTTTGGGCGAGACAACACATTCTGGCGATAAGGCTAAGGATGCAATGCACGCGCTCACTAACAAGATGCGCAATCTGGAATCAGCTGCTGTACTAGCAGTCGGTCCCTTATCCGGCATTGGTGCCCGTATTAGATCTCTTGGCGCCATCATGGGTCGTGCATCTTGGCAGACTGCTGCATACATTGGTGTTCTCGTTGGTGTGGTAGTAATTCTTGGTAAATTGGCTCAGGCAGCTGTACGCGCCAATCAATCGTATGAAAAGTCGATGGCCCGTTTATATGCCGCTACGGGGAATGTAAAAGCAGCAGGTGAAGAGTACCAATTTATTGTTAAAACCGCCCGACAGCTCGGTCTACGCATTGACGTACTCGCTGAATCCTATTCCAAGTTTGCTGCCGCAGCCAAGACGACACAATTGGAAGGCAAAGGCGTAAGAGACATGTTCCTAGCCACGTCAAAGGCTGCAGCATCCTTACGTCTCGACCCCCAAGAAGTGGGCGGCATTTTTAAAGCCTTGGAACAGATGATATCCAAAGGACAAATCCAAGCAGAAGAAATGAGGGGGCAGTTTGGTGAGCGTCTCCCTGGTGCATTTAAGTTAGCAGCTGACTCCATGAAAATGTCCACCCGTGAGATGGGTGAAGCCATGAAGAAGGGCTTACTTACTGCTGAAGAAGTGTTCCCCAAGATTGCAGTAGCTATGGAAGCGTTATATGGCGAGTCGGCCATGAAGAACGCACAGAGCTACCAGGGTACCATGAATAACATGATAAATGCATGGGACCAATTTGCCTTAGCCTTTGATAAAACGAGTAAGACATCCAGAGGCGCCATCCTAGCCATGAACATGGTAACTGTGGCTCTAGACACCATGAGGACGTCACTTAAGCCTCTCTTCATGACTCTTGGCATAACAATGACATTGTTAGCAGCCAATAAGTGGATTTTATCAGGTAATGCTATATTATTCGTTGCCAATGCCATTAGACTGGCAGCAGTCAACATGGGGTTGCTTAATGCCGCGATACTATTGAATCCAGCAGGTGCAGCATTACAGACAATTGTCAAGGTTGGCACCTATATTGCGACAGCTGCAGCTGCATATTTCGCATTTGATTATTGGACATCGCAAGCAGCTGGTGCAGTCGAAGATATGAACGCGGAACTCGAGTATCAGGCACAACTCCTTGCGGCTGAGACTCTGACAAAATCACTACAAAAGTACATGGATTCTATAGACGACTATATAGATTCCCTTGTGCACCTTAAAGCGGCACGTGAAGCCATAGATGATGGGGTTGATCCAGCCTTTGCTATGTTGCGTTATGCTGAGGCTGTCAAACTTGCAAAAGCATCTGACGATGAACTATATGCAATCACAACGCGTCTAAGTGGCGAATTGGGTATGGTTCTCACACCCAGCATTATGGGTGCTGCTACTGGTTTCGCATTCCTAGCCGAAGATATACGTGTCATACAGGAGGAAATACAGAAGATCATTGACCTCCCCAACGTCTTTAAGGACATAAGAGATCAAATTAAGGAGGTCAATGCAGAGTCGCAGGCTCTTACCTTAGGTGAGGCAGAGAAAAGGTTTTATGACGCCGTCCTGAAACCCATGCAGGAAGCTAATGATACACTACGTGAAGCTAATGGGCTTAATGCTGAAGGGTTGGATCTCCTTAATCAATTGGAAGCGGCACTCATGCGCAACTTTGCAGCGCAAGAGGCACTCAACGAATCCAAGAGGATGGCTACTAAAATCGCGCGTGATGACGCAGCAATGACCAAAGCACAACAATCCAATTATGTTAAATTGAATAAGGCGTATGAACGGGCGTTCGATGTAATGGATCTTATGGCTGAGCGCAACGCTGCATTAGCAAGCGGGCCAGAATCCTTCCGCGTGTATGAGAAGATTGAACGACCCCTCATGGTATTCCGCAATCAACTTGAGAAAGTGGTTGACGCCCAAGGTAAGCAACTTTTCCAGCAAGGCGAAATTAATGCCATGGTGGAACAGTATAATGCACTGTTGCAGGCACAATTAGTCCTGACTGGTCCAGCTGTGCAGGCCGCTAATGAAATGGGTGATGCATTTGGCGATGCTTTTGAAAAGGCAATCACTGGTGCAGAATCGTTCAAAGATTCATTTAAAGGCATGATGGAAGAGATCTGGCGCATCTTAGCACGTACCTTAATTATTGACCCCATAGTTGATCAGTTGAAGACCGGCTTACAAGGTGCTATGGCTAATCTCACGAGCGGCACACAAGGCACATTTCCAAGCATCTTCTCCGCAGGTGGTCTCTTTGGGGGCAAAAAGCAAGCATCAAGCAACGGAGGTAGAACTTCCCTTATGTTAGGTGGCAAACCTGGTGGTGCATCGTCTACGACGCCTACGTTAGTTGCTGCACAGAAATCTATAGAGGCAATGGATAAGTTTGATGAGGTTATAGACCAGTTCGAAACAGCTATTGAACGAATGGCAGAATGTTGTTGCGCATGTGCCAATGCTGGTGGTGAAGGTGGCTCCGGAATGACGGAAGCTGCTGAGGCACTCTTTAGGTCATCCCAAGAAATGGGTACCACTGCTTATGACTTAGACAGTGCCAGTGGTGACCTAAAGAGTGCCAGTTATTCCTTAGAGAATACCGCCCGCAGCTTTGAAGCAGCCGCAATGAAAGATCAACAGATGCAGAAGGCTGATAAATGGATGAAGTTAATCCAAACAGGTGTCTCTGCATACAGCTCGATGAGTTCAATGGGCTCAGGAGGCGATACAGCAGGATCAATGAGCACTGCATCAAGTAGTGCGGGCAGAACTTCCTTTATCTTAGGAGACAATCCTAATGGTATGACACCAGTGACTTATAGTGGTATGTCAATGGATGAAGTTAATGCCATTCTACCTGGTAGGGCTCGTGGTGGACCCACAATGCGAGGTGGGATGTATCAAGTGGCAGAAGACGGCCCCGAGCTATATCATGAAGGAAACAAATCATACCTCCTGGCGGGTAACGATGGACAAGTTGAGCCTATTGGGGGCCGTGGTGGTCGT